GGAAGGGGAGAAGCCAGAATCCGGTATGGAGAAACCACTATGACGAGATGGCCAAGAAGACCGTCCTTCGCCGCCTGCTCTCCAAGTGGGGCATCATGAGCATCAACTACCTGGACGCCTCTCCGGCGGATCAGGAAGTCATGCGCAACATGGCTGAGGGCACTCTGGACGATACCGAGATGCCACAGGATCGCACCATCGAAAATTCGCCGAATTTGGCCCCTGTGAGCCCCGCGGAGCCTTCGGAGGCTATCACTATACCCTGGGAGCAGGGAAACGCACAGGAAGGCCAAAATCAGGCCGTTTCTGGCGAAGCTGTGAATGGAGGTGAGGGGAAATGACCGAAGAACAGGAAAACATGGTCAAGGCGAAGCTCGCAGAAATCGCAGACGCCATCCCCGAATGCAAAGGGGCGGTCTTCGCTATCAGCACCGGAAATGACGGTGAAGTAGGGGACGTGACGGTATTTAAGAGCGCCGGAGCCAAGGAGCTGGTGAATCTTTTTGACAATATCGCCGCGCAGGTGGCTATCACCCTCGCTATGGAGACCACGCCGGAGAAGGTAGTAGAACTCATTCGGAGCTATGGGGATGCTGCCCCGCTCGTACTCACATACGGATTTCTGACTACCATCCGGGCTGGTCTGGCGAAATGCCTTGACGCTGCGAAGAAGGAGCAGCTGGACGAAAGCCTGAAGGAGGTGATCCACGGTGGACATTAAGACTCTTCAAAATCTCCTGCACACCAAGGGCGTCGTGGTCTACATGGCGCACCCCTTCGGTGGCAGCTACGAGAATCAGATCCGCGCCCGGAACCTCGCCCGCTCGCTCACCAAGGAATACCCGGAGGTGACATTCATCAATCCGCTCGACAACTTCATCTACATGGACCGCCGGAGCGAAGAAGAAATCCTGGCCGCTGAGAGATGCATCCTGGCCAAGTGCGAGCTGCTGCTCCTGACTGGGCGGTGGAGAGAAAGCCGCGGATGCCGCAGCGAGAAAAACTATGCACAAACCCAAGGCATACCTATTGCCCAGTTGAACGAAGACCGCACCCTGCGCTGGGTGGGATGGGAGAAATCATGACACAAGAAGAAATGAACCGCCTTGTGGCGACAAAAATCAAAGAAATCAAGGCCCTGAATCCGTTCTCATCATGCAGTGCTTCTCGCACTGCATGATGAGAACGGAAGCGCGGTTTGCGCAGCGGGGGATGATGTCAATGGACTTGCAAGCGCGTTCCTGGCTCTTGCCAGCTCAGTCGCTATCCCCTTCGTCAAACATTGCGACAAGGACCATACAGCAAAGGTGAATGAGCACCCGAAGGATCCCGCGAACAAAACCACCTACCTGTTTCTGGTATACCTGACCGCCCTTGTCGCCAAGAACGCCGGGATTGACTGGGTCACCCACGTTCGTATGGCCATGGACGCTGACGGACTGGGACTGAAATAGGAGGAACCATGGAAGGATACGTCAAGCTCTCCCGCCGCCTGCTCTCATCGGACATCTGGTTCAAGCCGCCCCTCTACCTGAAGGTGTGGATCTACCTGCTCTGCCAGGCATCCCATCAGGACTATGGGACGCTGCGCCGCGGGCAGCTTGTGACTTCCATTCCACAGATCCAAGAGGCTCTCAGCTACAAAGCTGGTTTCATCACCAAGCAACCGACTTACAAGGAAATACGGCAAGTTTTGGACTACATGCGCAGGAAACAGCCGATAAAATCAATGCACGGCAATGGGTGGGGCAAATGGCAGAGCTCGCGGCAGGGCACTTCGCAGGGCACATCCGATCCCATGATAATTGCCAAGAAGATAAAGGACGGAATGCTAGTCACCATCGTGAAATATGGACAGTATCAAGAAGGTAGTGATAGTGAGTGGCCAAGAGAAGCAAGGGCAGACGGCAGGGCAAATCCAAGGGCAAATGGCACTTCGAGGGAAGGGCAAAACCTTATAGATAACAAGAATGATAACAAGAAGGATCACAAGAAATATCCTAATACCCTTAGTGTGAATAGTACCAGGGGATCCACGGATTTTGGCAGCGTTGAAAATTGGAAGGACAAGCCAAAGACGCCGGAGGACTTCTGGAATACAGGGAGGAAGAAATGAGCAAATTCAAAAACGTATTTCCTGCCAAGGATGGGGTGAAGAAAGCACTGGCCGACTTCACGGCAGCCTGGAGCAGCGACTACCTGAAGGTGGATGATGAGAATTCGAAGCAGGTGGCGATCGCCAGAGCCATGAAGGCGCAGGAGAAGATCGCTCGATCGGGGATCCCGAAGAGGTATCGCTGGTGTACCTTTCAGGCGATCGCAGAAAGAGGCGTACCGGCAAAGCTGGCGGAGAATTTCGCGGTGGCCAAGGCGTATGCCCTGGACCTTGAGAACCAGATGCAGGCAGGGCATGGCCTTCTGATGACCGGACCATGTGGCCAGCTGAAGACGACGATGGCTTGCGCGATCGCGCTTGCAGCCATCAAGAAGCACAAGTCGGTTTTCTTCGTATCGATGCCGGAGCTCTTGACAAAACTTCTGCAGGATCCGCAGGATGGCACATTTCTCTCAAAGATCCGAGACAGGGATGTTGTCATCTTGGATGATCTCGGGATGGAGTACCAGTCCAAGAAGAGCGACTGGATGAAGGGGCAGGTGGATGCCATCATCACCCATCGCTACAACGAGCTGAAGCCGACCATCATCACCACGAATCTGGACGCTGACCAGATCATCAAGCGCTATGATACCCGTTTCTTTGACCGTCTCCGGGATAGCTGCTACGCAGTGATTTCCGGCGGGGATTCAGTCAGAGGGACATTGAACACGGAGGAGGCAGAATGAACGACTGCTATTTCATGGGAAACCTTGGCCGCGATCCGGTGGTCAAGTGTACACAGACGGGCAAGACGTATGCCCGCTTCTCGATCGGATGCAGCGAGAAGTGGGGCGACAAGGAAATCACCAACTGGGTGAATGTGGTGTGCTGGGACAATGTGGCGCAGGCGGTAGGGGGCTATCTCACCAAGGGCAAGCTGGTCATGGTGAAGGGTCGCTGGACATCCCGGAAGTACACGGACCAGAAGACCGGGGAGGTGAAGTACATCACCGAGCTGAATGCGCAGGTCGTATCCCTCCCGATCGGGCTGGGTAAGCAGGCAGCGGGAGCGCCTCCGCCGGATCAGCATCCCTGCGGGGCTGCCGGATTCAGTCAGTTTGGTAGCCCGACGCCGCAGCAGGAGCAGCCGAGTATGTTTCCGGAAGGAAGCGGTCAGCTTTCCGGGCAGGGGATGCAGCCCCCGGATGACTACCCATTTTGACCGCAGGAGGCAAAATGCCCTTGGCTAGAAGGAGCAAAACGGCTGAGGATTGCGAATTTAGGGGGCAGGAGCCCGAGGAAGGGTGGCGGACGGGTAAGTTTATATCCGAAGGCCTCGAAGGCCTGTAGAGGCCAAAATTCGCGAAATTTGAATTTCAAGGTATTCAGAGTCTGACCGATGACGGGACGGGAGCGAATGGCGACAAGGCAAGAGATGAATGGATATTCAGAGAATGACGAATAAATAAACACTCTAGCCAAGGTCGAGCACCTGTCTAGTGAGGGTTAGGTGGATAGGAGGAATTGGCAGGTATGGACATTGTATTATTTGGAGCCGGGTGCATAATACTGGGCGCCGTAATCGGAGCCTCTGTCGGCTTGCTGGTGCTTGCGCTCTGCTACGCAGCGAAGAGGGGAGATCGGCATGACGAAGAATGAGATGAGAAATCTGGAAGCAATCCGGTACATGTTGGAGATGCAGCGTTGCAGGTGCTTCCTGAAAGAATGGCCAAGAGTCGTGCGGAAGAAGACGACGCGCGAGGATTCTTGGGGGATTTCACCTAATGTGAAGCGCAACTGCCGCTGGCGCAAGCTGGTGCGCGCGGCTATGTGGTGGAACGGGTGCAAATGGAGAAAATGGAGGAAAGAGCATGGCTATCAACAGTAAGGCGAAGGGGAAACGCGGCGAGCTCGCCTGGTGCCGATTCTGTGGGGAATTCGGGTATACCGTCCGCCGCACGGCGCAGTTCTGTGG